GGGGTGGATCTACAACCCCTACGCGCTTTTCTCTTCGCTACCAGAGGACTGGAACCATGAAGATCAACGTGACTGATGTGCAGTTTGAACACTTCACCCCTGACCCCAGCCGGGGCGCTGCCCGCACGTCAAAGCGCTTCAAGGCCGGTCCCAAGCTGAAGATCTGGACTGATGAAAAAACGATCTTTATCGAATCCCAGTCAGACACAATCGCCGTCCCGTACGATCGAGCAATCTGGATCAGACGAGATGGACCAGCGCAAAGCCAGGCGAATCCTGGCGGAAGCAGGCGTCCGCGCAAGAAGAAGGTCCAGCCTGGACTTTCGGAAACTGCTGTTCAAACAACAGATGGAACTTCTGGACGATCCCAGCCGAACGAAGGTAGCGGTCTGCTCGAGACGAGCGGGCAAGTCCTACGCGCTTAGTGTCCTGGCGCTGGATACTGCGTTCAAGTTCGAATCCTGCCTGATCCCAGTGATCTCGATCACCCGAAGCCAAGCCAAGCGCATCGTGTGGCCGGTGTTTCAAGAGCTTGATCGCAGCAACGAACTGGGCCTTCGATTCAATGCGTCCGAACTCAGCTGCACGCTGCCCAACGGGTCGCAAATCTTCCTGACTGGTGCCAGCACTGAAGAAGAGATCCAGCGGCTGCGTGGCCCCAAATACCCGCTGGTCCTGGTGGACGAAGCGCAGGCCTTCAAGGCCTACCTGGCGGAACTGGTAAGCGACGTTCTAGAGCCTGCCGTCTTGGACTATGACGGCTCGATCGTCCTGGCTGGCACGCCTAACCAAATCTGCCGTGGCTTCTTCTACGATGCCACCCAGGCGGACAGTGCCTGGAGCGTGCATCACTGGACGCTTTTAGATAACCCGCACATCCCCAGGGCGAAGGAATGGCTAGCCGAACGCTGCAAGCGCTACGGCTGGACCGAATCAAACCCGACCTATCTTCGAGAATACAAGGGCCAGTGGATCCGCGATTCATCCAGCCTGATCTATCCCACCATTCCGGTCATTGATGAGCTGCCCGCCGATGACGAATGGGAATACGTTCTGGGTTTAGACCTGGGTTACATCGACAGTACCGCGTTTGTGATCTGCGCTTATTCGACCCGCACCGGTCGCCTGGTGGTGGTCGAGAGCTTCAAGAAAAACAAGCTTCTTCCTGTGGACGTTGCACAGATTGTTTCGGACCTGACCACGCAGTTCAGGTTCGAAACTATCGTGGCCGACGCTGGCGGTCTCGGAAAAGCCTACGTGGCTGAAATGACCGAACGATGGTCACTCAAGATCAAGAGCGCAGAGAAGCGCGAAAAGCGCGCTTACATCGAACTACTTGCAGGCGACATGACCACCGGGGTGGCGTCGATCGTCGAAGAGTACAACGGCCCGTTACTTGATGAGCTGCACGCGCTTCAGTGGGATGATCACAGGCTTGCCCCGCACGAACGCTGTGAAGACCACCTTGCGGATGCCTACCTGTATGCCTGGCGCTTCTGCCACCAATACTGGCGTGATGAGATCATTCCAGAGCGACCCAAGACCGGATCGTTTGAATACTGGCGGCAGCAAGAGGACAAGCTTGAAGAAGAGCAAGAGCGCCAGCTTGAAAAGTCGTTCGACCAGGAATGGTGGAACGAAGAGCAACCGGAGTTCAGCGAATGGATGGAGGATCAGCAATGGTAGAAATCAACACCACTGAAGAGCTAATAGAGCTGGTGAAGCAGTTGAAATTCTTGGGTGTGGTTCAATTCAAGATCGGAGAAATCGCAATGGACCTGTCTGGTGATTCGCTTGTTCCCGTGGCCGAAGAATCAGACGAAGAAGCAGATGACGATGAAGTGCTATACTATTCCGCATAGATATGCAGGTTGAGCCATACATAGCCCTTCAGTGGTGGACGCAAGAGCAGCCATACGATGACCTGGTGCAGTCATTCCGGGTCATCGAAGCCAGCGACGTCCTGCGTCGTGAAGCGCTGCTGAGATACGTTCGCCTGTACGGAAATAGTGGGCTCTGGGGTTACACCCCGTTCACGCATAACCAGGTGGTGGATCGCGCACGGGTCACGATGAACGTGATCAAGAGCGTGTGTGACACGGCTGTCAGTCGTCTGTCTCGCCAGCGGCCCCGGCCCCGGTTCATCACCCACGGGGGAAACTGGAGCCTTCAGCGCAAGGCAAGGCTGCTCGAGCGCTTCACCGATCAGGCGTTTTATCAGGGTGGGCTCTATCAGCTCGCACCGAAGATCCTGCTAGATGCCGCAGTGCTTGGCACCGGCTGCCTGAAAGTCTACAGGAAAGGCGCAGAGGTTCAGTTTGAAAGGGTGTTCCCTGGTGAACTGTTCGTAGACCCTGCCGATGGCTTTTATGGCGAACCGAGAAACTTCTATCAAAGGAAGTTCATCGATCGCCAGGTGCTGCTTCGCCTTTTCCCTGATCACTACGAAGAGATCAGCGCAGCGAGTCGCACCACGAATGCCGAAGACTTCACGGCTACCGCCCTGGTGGATCAGATCGAAGTGCTCGAGGCGTGGCACCTGCCATCGGGCAAAGGTGCCAACGACGGCCGACACGTCATCTGCATCAGCAACGCCACGCTTCAGGATGATAACTGGGAGAAGGGATCTTTCCCCTTCATCTTCCTGCGCTGGACTGACCCCATGCTTGGCTTCTGGGGTGAAGGCGTAGCGGGTGAAATCCAGGGTATGCAGGTGGAGATCAACAAGCTCCTGCTGAAGATTCAGCGAGCTTTCCACTTGATGAGCGTGCCCAGGATCTACGTTGAAAATGGCTCGAAGATTCGCAAGAGCTTCTTCAACAATGAGATCGGCACCATCATCCCATACAGCGGCAACATGCCGCAGCAGGTCACCCCGCCCAGTCTGAACCGGGAAATCTTCGACCATCTAAACATGCTCTATTCTCGAGCCTTCGAGATTGCCGGTATCAGCCAAATGGCCGCTACCAGCATGAAGCCCGCAGGCCTGAACAGTGGCGCTGCGCTGCGTGAATATCAGGACGTGGAATCCCTGCGCTTCACCACGGTAAGCCGCCAATACGAAGAGATGTTTATGGAGGCTGCGCGCCAGGTGGTGGGCATAGGCAAGGAAATCTACTCCGAAGACAATCGCCATGACGTGGTGGTCACCAAGGATGCAAACAGCATCGATGTAGTGGACTGGGAATCGGTAGACATGGATGAAGATTCCTACGTCTTGAAGGTCCATCCCACCAGCAGCTTGCCCGCTACGCCATCGGGGCGGCTGGCCTTTGTCGAGCAGATGATCAGCCTGGGTCTGCTGGGTCCAGACGAAGCCAAGGACTTGCTCGACTTCCCCGATCTGGAAGCGAAGCTTTCCCTGGACCGCGCAGCATCTACGCTCATTGACCGGAATATCGAACTGATGATCGATGAGGGGATGTACGTTGCGCCAGAGCCCTACGCTGATCACCAGCTAGCTCTTAAAAAGGTTCAGGCCGCGTTGATGAAGGCAGAACAGAACGGGGTAGCAGAAGACCGCCTGGCGCTGATGCGCGAATACCTGGCGCAGACACACCTGATGCTAGAGCTGGCCCGCCAGCAGACCATGGCGAATGCGCAGGGAATGATGATGCCTGGAGCCCCACCGGCACCGGGAATGGGTGGGGCTCCACCCACGGCAATTGGAGCCAATGACGGGGTGATGCCCGTATAAGCAAAGCGAAACCATGACCGAAGAAAACACCACGCCAGAAGCAGCAGAAACACCCGCAGAAGCCCCGGCAGCAGCGCCTGACCCGGTGGCCACGCCACGCGCAGCGGAAGCCTTGAAGGCCCTCATAAGCCAGGAAAAGGCCAGCCGTGAAGCGCACCAGGCCGCACAAGAGCAGCAAGCCGCGATTGCTCAGAGTCGAGCGATGCAGGAGCTGGCGAAGTCCGATCCTGTGTCATTCCTCGAGCGCAGCGGCATCAAGCGCGAAGACATTTCCCAGCGTCTAGATGAAGGCGCTGACCCGGTGTC